GGACGACATCGAAAAGATGCTTCGCAAAGCTTATCAAAAAGCAGGTGACACAGGACAATCAGGCGTTAGCCAAGAAGTACAAATCGCCGTATCAAAGGGCGAGGTTATCATTCCGCCCCACATTGCAAAAATTATCGGCTACGACAGATTGAACAAGATTAACAATCGTGGAAAGAAAGAGATTGCCCGTCGGCAAGAGGCCGCAGGGGGTGGCTTCATCGATAGAAAAAAGTTCGCAAAGGGTGATCGAGTCACCGTATACAGAGGCGAACCACTAGACCCCTCAAAGGTAACTGCTACTGATTACGGCTATGGTAAAGAAGATGTAGGCAAGTTTCACACGCCCAGCGTAAAAAAGGCACAGGGATTTGCTAGAGGTGCGGGAAAAGGTAATCAGGTAATTAAAAGTCGCAAGGTCACAATTGAAGAACTGTTTGATGGTGTCGAAGAGGCTTGGAAAACGCAAGCAAAAAAGAAAACTGATTATTTTGCAAAAATGCCAAAGTCAGAACTAAACAAAAATATAAAGTTTGTACGAAACTTAAAGAAAGATGTCTTGTCTGGTAAACGTTCTATAGAAACTTTAACAATGTTTTTGCAAGAACAAGTCTTTCACGATGATAAATCTAAGATTAACTTTATTGAAACATTCAAGAATGACCCTAAGTCTGCTGGTAAATTAGCAGGTAGAGCATTGACAAAGGTAGCTACAAAAGCGACACCGCCCCTAGCTATTTTAGGCGTAGCAGCAGAAATATTTACGCCGTCCCAATTAGGCGATGCTACTTTGAATAATGATTCGTTCTTGGACTACAGTTTTACTCCTAGTAAGTAAGGATTCGCTGGCTACCCGCAACGATGCGGCCCCAGCACAACCGGAGCGGCTACCCACAGCCATGTGGCCCCGCAAGTGAGGTAAATATAATGGCAAAAGCAAGAGGCCACCGTGCCAACAAGTCAAACGACTCATTCGGAACCGTCAACAACGACCAGCTTTACAAAGGAAAGTATCGTGAAGAGGTCTACAAAGATGAAGAAGATGAGGTAGAAGCCCAAAGTGATGCTGACCCCGAAGAAGTTTCGGCTACTCAGCAAGAAGGCGAAGCCGGAGAAAGCTTTGCAGCAGCAAAGAAAGAGCCGGAAGAATCACACGATTACAAGAAACGCTACGACGACCTAAAGCGTCACTACGACGAAAAGGTCAACGAGTTCAAACAGGAAATAGGCGAACTTAAATCTGCCGTACGTTCCAGCGATGTTGAGATGCCACAAGGTATTCCGATGCCGAAAACAATGGAAGAACTGCAGCAATTCAAGGACAACTATCCTGAAATATTTGAAGTCGTCCAGTCGGTTTCTGCTATGCAAGCACAGGCACAACTGTCTGAATTGCAAAATGAGATTGGCGTAATCAAAGAACGTGAAAAGGAAATGGAAAAGAAGAAAGCTTACGCTGAACTTCTCCAGCTTCATCCGGACTTTGATCAGCTAAAATCAGATGCGGCATTTCTTGAATGGTTGGATGAACAGCCAGAATCACTAAGTGACGGGATCTACAAAAATAACACTAATGCTCGTTTGGCTGCACGTGTTGTTGATCTCTACAAAGCTGATAAAAACATCAGCACAAAACCGAAACAGACTAGATCTAAGCAAGGTGATGCAGCAGCCGCTGTAACTCGCCAAGCACCCAAAGAAATCTCTACAAGAGATGGCGGTGGGAAGGTCTGGAAAGCTTCACAAATCGCCAAGATGAAACCGTGGGAGTTCGAAAAGCACGAAGCTGAATTGGACGCTGCACGGGCTGAAGGGCGAATCGACTACCAATCTTAAACCTCAAAAATGAAGGAAGGAAAAGCAAATGGCTTTTAATTCGGCTTCAGGTTACAATAACCTGCCTTCCGGTAACTTTACACCGGAAATCTTTAGCCAAAAAGTTCTCAAGTTTTTCCGTCGCGCTTCGGTTGCTGAAGACATCACAAATACCGACTACGCTGGCGAAATTGAGAATTTTGGCGATACGGTTCGTATCATCAAAGAACCAACAATCACTGTATCCGCATACTCACGTGGCTCAGTGGTTTCTCCACAAGACTTGGCTGACGACCAAACAACTATGGTTGTTGACCAAGCCAACGCTTTCGCATTCAAGATCGATGACATCGAAGAGCGTCAGTCTCATGTAAACTTTGAGGCACTGGCTACTTCTTCAGGTGCATACTCTCTGAAGCGTAAGTACGACTTCAACGTCTTGCAAGCAATTGCCGACGGTGCTGGTCTTGCTGGTGCTGACGACGCATCACTGACTGGCGGTCTGTTGTCAACCAACACTGCTCTGGGTACTGCTGGTACACCAATTGCAGTTCACACTGCTCCAGACAACGCTGTCAATCTGATGCTTGAAATGGCAAAAGAACTTGACGAACAGTCTGTTCCAGAAGAAAATCGTTGGTTTGTTGCCTCTCCTGCATTCTACTCAAAGCTGTTTTCAGCGGGTGCAAAGTTTGCAGAAGTACAGGTAACTGGTGACGGTACTTCACCACTGCGGAACGGTCTTGTAATGCAGGGTCAGATTGCTGGCTTTAACTGCTACAAGTCAACCGCTCTGGTAGCAGGTGGCACAGATGCAATTAGCATCACTGGTGTTACTGCTGCTGCAGGTGAATCTGTTGTTTTGGCTGGTCACATGTCAGCCGTTGCAACTGCATCTCACATTGCAAAAACCGAAGTAGTTCGGTCAACTGAAACCTTCTCCGACATCGTTCGTGGTCTTCATGTGTTTGGACGTAAAGTCCTTCGCCCAGAAGCACTCGTTCGCGGTGTTGTAGATACTGTTGCTTAAGGGAGACTGACACATGGCTACTTACACCGTAACTAATGCTGTTGCTGGCATTCCCGTAGGGCACAAAGCCCAAGTAATTGAGGTTGTTCTTGACTTCTCAACTACTGCTCTTGCAACTGGTGAAGACATCGACGTTTTCGAAATTCCTGCAAACACCCTTGTGTTAAACGCAGGTATCGAAGTGTTGACTCTTGCTTCTACTGGTTCACCAACTCTTGACTTGGGTGATGGCACTGCTGCCGACACTTGGGTTACTGACGTAGCAGGTCATACTGCTGTTGGTTACGAGATTGGTTCAACCCCAGTTCTGTACACTGCTGCCGATAACATCGACATGAAAGCAATCACTGCTAATTTCGATGGTAAGGTTCGTGTGTTTGCGACTGTGGTTCCAATGGGTGCGGCAGAAACTGCTGCGGCATTTGCCTAAATAACTGTCGGGGGGCAGGGCAACTTGCCCCCTTGACACCTTATTAATTTTATGATATAAGCAGTAATCCCTGCCGGGGGTAAACCATATGGCACCTAGAAAAAAGACTACACCAAAGAAAAAGTCTGGAAGTCCTACACCTAAAAATAAAGCACTTTATGCAAAGGTAAAGGCAGAGGCTAAACGTAAGTTTGATGTGTATCCTAGCGCATACGCAAACGCTTGGTTAGTTAAAACGTACAAAAAGCGTGGCGGGACTTACGCATAATGGCTAAACCAAAAGGCGGCTTAACTAAATGGTTCAAGGAAGACTGGCGAGACGTAAAGACTGGCAAGAAATGTGGTCGGTCTGGTTCTGAGAAAAAGAAACGTCCCTATCCAGCTTGTAGACCAGCCAAAGTCGCCAGCCGAATTACTAAAAAAGAAGCAGCTAAAAAGACAGGCCCCCGCAAAGTAAAGTGGTCTGTTACTGCATCAGGTAAGAAAAGGAAGAAAAGTGGCACCAAGAAAGCCTGACAAGATGCCAGCCCGTAACAAGAAGAACTTCCGCCCTACAAAGTCTGGTGCGGGAATGACTAAGGCTGGGGTTGCTGCCTATCGCAAAAAAAACCCCGGCAGCAAACTAAAGACTGCTGTGACAGGCAAGGTAAAGCCGGGAAGCAAGGATGCCAAGCGTCGCAAGTCTTTCTGTGCACGTTCTGCTGGACAGATGAAAAAGTTTCCGAAAGCAGCAGCCAACCCGAATAGTCGGTTGCGTCAAGCACGAAAGAGGTGGAAATGCTAAACCTACTTGTTGGCCCGATAGCAGACCTAGCCGGAACTTGGCTAAATGGTAAGGTTGAAGAAAAGAAAGCCCAAGCCAAGACTAAAGTAGCAAAGGCAGAAGCTGAAGCTATCGTTATGCAAAAGAAAGCCACCGGAGAAATCGATTGGGATTTAGAGATGGCTCGTGGAAGTCAGCATTCATGGAAAGACGAATGGCTGACTATTTTATTTAGTATACCTTTAATATTAGCCTTCATACCGGGAATGGAAGAACTTG